GGACACGTACTCACTTCACCTATGGTACTGGTATTACTCATAGTGCTGGTACTCTATCTGTTACTCAAGCAGACATAAGCACAGACAATGTAACAGAGGGATCAACAAATCTATTCACTACTGCGGCAAGAACTAGAACTCACTTCACATATGGAGTTGGTATTAAACTTGCTACTGCTGATCTAGCATTAGACTTCACTGAGTTTGATACTGACAATATAACTGAAGGATCAAGCAATCTTTATTATACACAAGCACGTGCAGACGCAAGAGTTGCTGCTGCAACTGGTGCAAACCTTGATCTATCCAGTAAGTCTACAACTAACCTTTCTGAGGGAACTAATCAATATTATACAGAGGCAAGAGTACAAGCAAAACTCGATAATGCGTTTGAGCAACTTAGTGCAATGCTTAACAACCTTGCAACTTCTACTACACTTACATTAGCACTTAGTGGAGATCCAACACCAGGTGCAGTTGTTACAACAGGAGTTAGTGTTGGTGGTGGCGGTGGATTTACTGCTGGAACTGGTGTAGCAACCACTGGTGGTACAGGTTCTTCCTTGACAGTTAATACTACTGTTGTTGGTGGTGCTATTACTGCTGCTGTAGTGAACGCAGGTGGTTCTGGATATCTAATTTCAGATACTGTCACAATTACCAACCCTAATGCAGGTAAGGTGTTAACACTTAACCTTGCATCTCTTGCAGGTGGTTCTAATTATGTTACAGGATCTGCTCTTGCAACAACTGGTGGATCTGGATCTGCATCTCTGACTGTTGATATTACAGCAGTTGCTGGTGCAATCACCAACGTTACTATTAACAATGGTGGTACTGGTTATGCTGCTGGTGAAACAATTACTATCGTTCAACCAACTGGTTTGGATGGTAGTAACCCTGCAACAGGTGGTACAGTAAATACCGCTACTGTTGCTACAAATGCAACATTAACTCTTACCGACATCACAACGATGGAAGTTGGAGCAACTGTAACAGGTGCTACTTCTGGCACTACAGGTGTTGTTACTGCTCTGGGAACTAACCAGATAACTGTTGATAATGTTGACGGATTCTTTAAGAAAGGAGAAGTCGTCAGTGCAAATGATGTTACTACACTCACTATATCTTCATTCTCCTGATAACCAATGTCAGCAACTAAACCCGCAACTAAAACCGAACTAAGAGATTATGCTCTTCGTCGTTTGGGATATCCAACGATTGACATCAACGTTGCTACAACACAACTTGATGATCTTATTGAAGAAGCAATTGACTATTACCAAGAGTATCATTATAACGGTAGTTACAAATCTTGGATTAAGATCGAAGTAACTGATGCTATTATTACTGCTGCAAAAGCAACTAGTCAACTTGGTTCTACTGCTTGGTATGAAGGACAAGAGTTTGTTTCTCTTCCTCCTGGTGTAATGAGTGTTAATAGAGTGTTTACTCAGATTGGTGCTTCTAGTATTATTCCTGGAAATATTTTTAATATTAAATATCAAATTTTCTTGAATGATATTTACTCAATGACCCATGGTCAAATCCTTCATTATTATATGACTTCTCAATATCTTGAGACTTTGGATTGGGTTACAAATAACAATGGTGCTCGTAGGATTAGATTTAATGAACATCAAGCAAGACTGTATGTCGATTTTGATTGGGACGAATTACAAGCAGGTGATTTTCTTTTAGTTGAAACATTAATGCGTCAAGATCCTGAAACTTATACAGCAATGTATAATGATAACTGGTTGAAAGATTATGTTGAATCATTATTCCAACAACAGTGGGGTCGTAACTTAAGTAAGTATGATGGTATTCAAATGTTAGGTGGTGTTACACTTAATGGTCGTCAGATCCTTGAGGATGCATCAACATTTAAGAAGGATCTTGAAAATACTCTTCGTGAAACATATGAAATTCCACCTCTTGACTTAATAGGATAATATGGCATTTACTAATACTCCAGCGTCAGATTTTGTTTTTAGAGATCATACAAATCTTCTAAAAGCAAATGGTTCTGCTCAAGAACAAACTTTTATAGAAAATTTAATTGTAGAGAGTATTGAAATATACGGTCAAGATATCTACTACATGCCTAGAACATATGTTAATAGAGATACTATTCTAGGTGAAGTTGAGAATAGTAGATTTACACAAGCATTACAAGTTAGAGCGTATGTTAATAACGTAGAGGGATGGGAAGGACAAGGAGAATTGTTAAGTAAGTTTGGTGTTCGTATTGAAGACAAAACTACTTTTGTTTTCTCTAGAGAAAAGTTTACATCTGCTGTAGATGATAATGCAGTATTAAATGTTGAAGGTCGTCCTAATGAAGGAGATTTAATTTGGTTCCCTGCTACTAAGCATTTATTTGAGATTCAGTTTGTTGAGGCAGAAAGACCATTCTATCAGTTAGGAAAAGGTTTTGTTTGGGAATGTCAGTGTGAACTCTTCCAGTATGCAGACGAGGCACTCGATACTGGAGTTGCAGAGATTGATGGTATTGAAGCAGCATTTGCTAATGCTATTACAGTCAACTTTGCTGCTGGTGGTACTGGCACATTTACAGTTGGTGAGGTAGTTGCTGGCGGTACATCCAATGTAACTGCGGAAGTTAAAGCATGGAATGCTACTGATAGACAACTGCAAGTGTATAACAGGTCTGGTATTTTTACTATTCCAGAAACTGTAACGGGACAGACTTCAGGTGCTGCCTGGACATCCGCATCCTATAATACACTAAATAACGTTAATACCGCTGACAGCATCGATACAAACTTCGGTTTTGAAACTGCTGATGACGATATTATAGATTTTACAGAAGGTAATCCCTTCGGTTCAATTGGTTCCACTACTGACACTACAATCTGATGTTAGGCACATATTCATATCACGAAATTTTTAGAAGAACCGTTGTAGCGTTTGGTACGTTGTTCAACAACATTGAACTTCGTCGTTCAACTGAGGTACAGAAAGTTCCTCTGGCTTATGGTCCAAAAGAAAAATTCTTAGCAAGATTAGATCAAGTACCCGATCCTACTAATAAAAGGGTACAGATTACTTTACCTAGAATCTCTTTTGAGATTAATGGTATTCAATATGATGCACAGAGAAAAGTTTCTCCAACTCAAAAAATTAAATTTCCTAAAGATGGTGACGAGAATAAGACAGCATATATGCCTGTTCCTTATAATCTTTCATTTGAATTAGCAATCATTTCTAAGAATCAGGAAGATGGTCTCCAGATCCTTGAACAGATTCTTCCTTTCTTTCAACCGCATTTCAATTTAGCAGTCAAGTTAGTTCCCGATGTAAATGAAACAAAGGATGTTCCTGTTGTTTTAAACAGTGTTGACTATCAAGATGATTACGAAAATAATTTCCAGACTCGTAGAGCAATAATTTATACTTTACAATTTACTGTAAAAACTTATCTATATGGTCCTGTTACAGATTCCAAGACTATCAAAAAAGTTATTACAGATTACTATACCGATACAAATACAACTTCTGCACCAAGACAAGTTCGTTACACAATTCAACCAGATCCTATTACAGCAGATGCTGATGATGATTTCGGATTTGGTATTGTCGATGAGGACTTTACAGATCAGAAGAAACGTAATCCTACAAGTGGTACTGACGAGACAATAACATGACAAATCCTTTTGATGGTCTCGATAATGCTTTTGGAGCAGAACCTACTGAACTTGAGAAGCATGTTGAGAAGGTGAAACCCCAATTAAAAAAATCTGAAGAAGGTGATGTAAAGCAAGACTATGAGACTTCTCGTGCTGCGTTACATATGTTAGTGATGAAAGGACAGGAGGCAGTAGATGGAATACTTGACGTTGCGAGAGCAAGCGATCATCCTAGAGCTTATGAGGTTGCTGCGACAACGATTAAAAGTGTAGCAGATACTGCTGACAAACTCATTGACTTACAAAAGAAAATGAAGGAGTTGGATGCTGAAGATAAAAAGTCTGGACCTTCTACTGTTAATAACACAATGTTCGTTGGTAGCACTGCTGATCTCCAAAAAATGTTAAAGAAACAAAAGGAGATAAATAATACTGACACGAAATAACAAGACATGACTGTTCTTAATGTATTAAGTACTAATTCAGTAGCCGCTGGTGCAACTGAATATCAAACAGTACAAACAGGATATTATAGAGTTGGTTCTACAGCAGGTGCTGCTACTGTTTCTTTTAATGGTGGTGCTGCAATAACTCTAGTACAAAATGAATTCATTCTTATCAAGGGTGGCAAACCTGGTCAAGCAAAAATAGTTAAAGCAATTGATGATTCAACTGCTGATTACTTTGTTGGTGAGCATCTTCAAGATTCATCTGCAAATCATCCATTCTCTGTGGGAGATTTTATTGCAATTGTAGATGACTCAACTTCTCCAGGAATTGATAGTAATTTCCTTTCTGCTGGCACTGCTGGTAAAAAGATTACTGCAATTTCAAGTATGAATAATAAATTAACTACTGACGTAGATTCTTCTGGTGCTAGTGCTGATTACACATGGGCATCTGGTCCTAAGGCAAGAATTTTACGTGCTGTTAAGATAACAGCTGCCACTAGTGCAGTTATTGTCGAAGAAGTACAAGTAGTAGGCGGTTAAATGGCTGAAGGTTTTAAGTCTGATATTCCACCCGCAATTAATCAAACCG